ACGTTTCAACAGCTAAGTCAACGCTATATACATCAAGACCAATACCAGCAGTGATATAATTTGTGCCAGTTACTGCGCCTTGTTCAATAAGCTTAGAATCAAAACCAGCATTTACGCTAACACCTTTAACAGGTGATAGTACTGTTTCTGTTTGAGCAACAGCTGCTACGGTTAATGACACTAACGCGAGGAATGTTAATAGTTTCTTCATACTCTATATTTATATATTATTGCCGAAAAATATCTACTTTTATTTTATTTTTTTAAGGTACGGATTTTTATAAAAAGTTTGGGCCCTTTTGTCCCTGCTTGATTCCCATTACTTTACGCATTAATAGTTTAAGATAAAAATAAGCTGTTAAACCAATTGATGGTAATAAAAGTTTATTGCAATCTCCTTTTATCTTACTTGAACCAACACGATACACTACATTTAGCTTTCTACCGGTTTCGTGTTTAGCATTAGTGAGATCAACTGTACTACCGGAATAGTCTTGATCGGACCAGTTATCTACAAGTATATCTGCATTTAACCTATTACCTGATCCTTTTAATATACCATTAATAGTAACATTGCAATTACCTTTTACACTAAAAATCTGATTACCGATATTAGGTGTAGAGTTGCCAAATGTTCCGGTAACTGTAGCGGTTACGTTATTGTTTACATCTACAGTACATTCACTACCTTGATCAACTACTAAGTTATCTAATATAATATTAGCTCTATCAGCAAGTTTAAGAATACTTGCATATTGTGTAGGGTTGCCGGGTAAAAAAGCAGTACTGTTATCTGTCGGCGCTGGTACCTGTTTAATATCAGGACTACCTGCTCTTAAAGACCAGGCACAATTGCCTTGCAGGTCACAAGCATAAGATAAGTAGTTAACATCTATTGAAGTTGATTTGCTCATAATAAATTACTTACAACCGAGCACCCAACAAATTAAAACTTTATCCTACTATAAATTAAATTATTAGCCTGTTCTATTGTTGTAATTCTATTCGTTTTAATTAATTTTCTAATATTTTCAATATAAAGTTTTATATTATTAAAACTCATATTTTTATACATCATTGGTATACGATCTACTTTTATACCGTGCTTGTTTAAAATTCTAGTGGTAATCATTTGAGACCACCTGTCAGCAGTATTTTCAATAGAGAGGAGCTTTTTAGCGGCTTCATCGGCTGATATGTTGCCTAAAAATATATCAGCTGCTATGTCTTCCCCGTACTTTGAATATTGTTTTTGATGAGCTAATTCGTGAAATACAACATACAAAGCATATGTTATATTCATATTTAAAATTTGAGTATTAATAATACATTTATCGTGTTTAGATATACCTAAGGCGCCTTTTAAAGGCTCTAAAGCTATACTGGGACATTTTGTAGAAAGTATAACACTTTTTATATCTTCCATAATGTTTTGATGTTGCGGAAATGAAATTTGTAAATCAGTAATAAAATTATCTACACCTTCTGTGGTTTGGTTATCTTGCAGTCTAGCTTCTGTGTAGTATTGTTTAAAATTCACTATAATATTTATGGTACCCCCATCCGGATTCGAACCGGAATGCCCGCAGTGAAAGTGCGGTAGACTAACCATTATCCTATGAGGGCAAAATACTAACTCTTTTTATTAAATTCTTTTTTCTTTTTATTGTTTAAAGGTACTTGATTTAGTATTAAAGTAACTTCTTCCAGTGTTTCTAATACTTCCCAGGTACCGTGCGGTGGGCAATGAATAAACGTAACTTCTTCTAAAGATTCATCTTCTCTTTTCGCAAAAGCGCGATGTACACTAACAATCGCGTCTGTATTTAATACAATTGTCTTATTTCTGTGAGAAGGATTGGCGTTTGTTAATGTAATAAACATAATACTGTTATTATAATATAGTTTTTATATAAATCTACTAAAAAGGAACCCGGCTCAGATTACTCCAAGCCGGGCGTTATTATTCTAACTTATAGTATTAAAACAGATGTTGGTGCGGGGCTGCGATTGCGTCTTTCCACGCTTTCTTAAACCCTACCCAAAACGTTTTAACACTTTCAATGAACTTTGCTTTTGTCTTACTGTTTCCTATCTTATAGTCCTCGTACGCGAGTCTAACAAGACCACCAACAGCAAGATAACTTGTTATGATTATTGCTTGCATATGTGTTGTTGTTTTGTTTAGAACCGCAGCCCGGGGGCTTTGGTTGTTATGCTGGATAATGTCACCAGCACAAATACTTACTTGTGTTTCTTATATATTAATAAGAAAATCCATAGGAATAAACTATCACTTCTATTTGGATCTAAAATGGTGGACCTGCCGGGTACTGCCCCCGGGTGTTCCGTAACGTTCTTATTAGTTTCTACAAGCTTAGCACTATTAATAAAATGTATACCCATAGGGCTGATATACAAGTTGTTTGGTAGTGTTCCTGCTATTCTACTACCATTGAATAGTCAGTCTCGCTGAATGACGGTTATAATATATAGCGAGAATCTATACTACAACCGATCGAGCTTAAGCAGCTGCGAGTGCGAAGCTATCGCCGAATGAAAGGGTTTCTTTCACGGAAGCGACTGCGTTCTTAAGGCTATTGATAATGCCGTTTATTTTGTATTGATTTATAAAGGATTCAATAATCCTGCTTGCTTCTAATACATCTGCCACAGAGTCGAATCTGGTACAGGCCCATAAAAAATTTTAAAGAACATTAACTATGTTACTATATTTATAGGTATAGTCAAGCTTTATTTTAACCAATGTTGAGCATTATAATATGTTGCTTCAACAGGTATAAGCTTTACACCTCTACTACGTTCTCGAGTAAGGATTCTCATTTCTGTTATAAAATAACCATCCCCTCTATAAATTGGCCAGTATCTCAAATCTCCAACTGCCTGTCTACGTACTAAGAACTGTCCGTTATCTATTTTTTGCGGAGCAATATCACTAGGTGTTTCAATATACCTTACACCGCCGTCATCAAGTTTTTGACCGACAGCAATTATATCAATACCAGTATCATTAATATAGTTACCAATACAATTAAAATTATGATGTACTATGTTATCGTCATCTAGTACGTAAACCCATTGACCGGTATCTGGTATTATATCATAATAATAATTAACACCAGTATGCATAGGCATATTATCCGGTTTAATTAATTTGGTTGTATTCTGATAGTTACTAGCATCTAAATCTGTTTTTGTTGTAACAATAAACCAATGATAAGGAATAGTAAGAGACTGTAAAGATTGATATATTCTATCCAGTACATCGGGTGTTCTAGTCCAACAAGTAACTATATGTATCATAAATTATACTTTACGGTAAGCCCAAATATATTCAACATTACTAACCATTAAGTTGCTTGGAAAGAACTCATCTACAGCTTTCTTTACTCCAGGAAATTTATGTCCGTGTACAGGATCAGCAGGGTTGAAATAGTCGTGACCAGAAATTATACCACCAGTCTTTACTTTAGGGTACCAGGCTTTTAAATCTGATGTAACATCTTCGTATTCGTGCCCGGCATCAATAAACACAAAATCTAATGTATTATCTTTATATAATTTAGACGCTTCTACTGATAAAGTACGTATTGGAAAAATAGCTTGTCTAACTGGGTTTATATTTTGTAAGAAATTAATATAAAGTTCTTCTTGTTGTTCTTTAGTGGTTAAATTATGCTCAATACTACCTTGCCAGGTATCTACAACATCAAATTTAATTTTTTTACCGGAATTAATAATTTCTACTGCCATAAAAGATGTAGATCTACCTAAAAATGCACCTACCTCTACAAAATAACTACCGTCTGTATGAGTGTCTACAATTTGTTTGTACAAACCTGGAAATGTAAACCACCCGGGTATTTTTTCGTAAAAATGATCCATTTTAGTATTTTATTTCAGTAACATTAATGCCCATTTGATGTGCCTGTACAGTAAAGATTCTTGGTAGTTTAGATAAGTTAGTAATCTTTCTAGCAATTTCTACAGCGGATTCAGAAGAAGGATATTTTTTAGCTTCTTGATAGTTTTTACACCATTGATCTTTTTCAAAATCTACTAAAAATAATCCTTCTTCAAGAACATTTCTTGCGTTCATACGCGTCACTGAACAATCCATTATTATATATTCTGCATTCATCTTATTCTACTGCGGGTACTTACATCATACACCTCAGTATGGCCATCCTCAAAAGATACAGAAAGAATGTTGCCAGATAGATTACAACCAGTTTTACCGCTTGTAAATATTTCAAAATGTGGTGCACCGTTGTATTCGTGCACCATAATTTCATCGTCCTCTACTTCTATATAGTACATATTATTTAATGTTAAGTTTACGTAGTTTGTTTTCGCGTTGTAAATTCCTGATATTACTAAGTGTTTTCTCAATACCACGAGCAGTCTGTATTTTCATTAAGAGCGTGTCAGTACGATTATCTACATACTCTTGAATATCTAAAGGCTTAATATATTTCATAGCTTCATTACTATAAAAGTCTATTTTACGGTCTGTACATTTTTCTGCTATAAGATCAACAGCCTCCATTAAAGCCGCCCATCGAGCAAATTCATATGTAGTAATACTACGGTTAGTTGGACCTGGTTCGTTAATAATAATGTCTTCCATATTAAGTTAAATTTGTGCTAACAGGGTTAGTAATAACTGCTGACTCAACGTTTACGTATACAGCATTTTTTGTTTTACAAAATTCACATTCAAATACAGTATCTTGTTTGGCGTTTATTACTACTTCATTAGCTTGTTTACAAGCAGCACAAGGTACATTAAAGGTAATTTTAGAGAGTATTTCAAGCTCTTTAAGAGCTAATGCCCGACTATCTTTAGCAGCACGATAATCTATATAAACCCCATATAGATAAAAGACTACAAACTGCGCCACAAAGGTTACAATGAACCACAATAGAGGTTTGTATCCGGATAAATAAGCTATGCCTGCAAAAATACCGCTAACAGCAGCGGCTTTTAATACAGACGCCAATAACGTCAATATAGTGTTTCTCATAAGTTACTCGTATTAGAGTAACTTTTTTACTTAGGTGCAAGAGTAAAAGTGTTTAAATTACCGGCTAATTCTTTGTAAGCAACCATAATGCCGGCTAACTTTGCACGAAACTTCTTTAAATCTTTTTCTTTACCTTTAAATAAAGGTAAATTTGCAGCTGTAGCAGCTTTATTTTTTAAATCTAATGTCTGTAGATAAAGATTTGCTAACTGCATTACTGCATCCTGTAAAGGATATGGAAGTGCTTCTGGATTAACACCGCCTTGACCGTTATTCTTAAGATCAGCTAATTTTTCTAATGTAGGGGTACTATCGCTAGTTTCATACGGAGACATTGTCTCCGGCGTCTTTGTTTGACCACCAACTCCGGTGTAATATTCCGACTCTTCGAGAATTTTATTAGTTTTTCTTTTGCTCACGGGTTTCAATACTTACTGTTCCAACTTTGAATCTACCGCTACATTTTGGGCAAATCCAGTGTGCTTCAGTAATTACTTGATTACCTCTAGTAACCTTTACAGCTCTAGGATGCACTGAAGCATTGCCGCAAATGTGACATCTCTCCGGACGCATAGCTACTTGTTCGTTCATAGACGAATACTTATCCAAATAGCTTACAGAAATCAACTAAAGCTTGGTTATTTGCTTGTTTATTAAAGGTTTTCTTCCAATCTGGAAGCTTTTCTATAATGCTATTAAACTCTAACTCTTTACATTTTTCTTCAAAACTATTAAAATTAGCTACGGTTGCAGATAATGCGTTATGTTGTTCAAGATATAAGTTAGTCTCTTCTGGATATGTAGACAAACCGTGAGTTAAATCAACCAAAGGTAAATTTGTTTGTACAATACTATCGCACAACTCTTTTGCTTTTGGTTCTTTAGCTACCCACTGTTTGGCTAGCTTTTTACCTCTAACCTTACCCACACCTTCAATACCTTGTACATTATCGGATTTATCACCAGCAATACACTTATAGATTACGAATTCTTCTGGGGATAAACCGTAGTGTTCCTCGAAGTTATTAGTATCTACAAGAAGCTTTTTAATTGGGTTATAGAAAGAAGTATCCGCATTAACCAGTTGTGCAAAGTCGTTATCAACGCTTACAATAACCTTTTTACCGGTTATCTCTTTGCTTAACCAACTAATAACATCATCTGCTTCTAGATTGCCTGGAAATATGTTCTTTATACCAAGCGTTGTTGTTATCTCAACTATAGCATCCGCTTCCCCGTATACGGCTTTATTGCGTTCTTGGTTTCTGTTACCTTTATATGTACCTTCAGTAAGAGTTTTACGGAAGTTTTCTTTATTGCCTAATTTTTTATCCCAAGCAATATAAATCTGATCAGCATTGAATTGTGTTGCATTAGATTTGATAGTTTTAAGAAAAGCAAAGATACTACCTGTATTAATTCCTTTTGAATTTATTAAAGGCTTTCCTACGTTGTTTGCGATCCAGTACGCCCTGTGTAGGGTGTTGTTGCCGTCTATTAAGAGCGTTGTCATCTTGTTTTAATTTGAATTTGTATTCTTCTATACAGTTATTGTATATATTTTTAGGTAAAATATCAACAACTTCTAGTATTTTATTTTGTAAACCGAATTGTACATCTTTATTAGGTATAGTTCTTATGTGTCGATCAGGCAAGCTAAAAAATACAGTATGGTCAGGAATATAGGATACAGGTACCAGCCATTCTCCTTTATAAACCCCGTCTAATACTACATATATGCTTCTTTCTTTTGGAAAGAAGAAGTCTTTAATTTTCTTCAGGCTCGTCTTTAAAACCATACGGATCAGTTCCATTGCTTTGCATTATGTTTTGGTTAATTTTAAACATTACTCTACGGAACCGTTCTAATAAAGCATCGTGGGAGGCTGGATCACTTGCTGATACAATTTCAACTGGCTGATTGTTAAGGTCATATCCAATAAGCATATATGGACCAAGAAATTCTTTAATCTGCATATCGAGACTATCGATTTCCCGGCGCTTTTCATTTACTATATTGTTCTTTACAGTTTTCATATACTCGAGCTTGGCAAGCTGTATCATTTGCTGAATAGTAGCTTGCTCAGCCTGAGTCATTTCAGTTGTTTGTACTGGCTTCGGGGGTGTAAGGACAGGCTTAGGCTGCTCAGAAGCAGTTTCTTTCTTTTTTGTCTGAGCCTTACTACCCTTTGTTGGTTTTTTAGCGGCCATTAATATTATTTAGTGTCTCGCTCAGCGGAAGCTACAAAGTCATAAAATTCTTTACGAGTTTGTGGTTCGTTCATAAAATCCCCAGATAGCTTAGAGGTAATCATAGCACAACCGTGATGCTTTACACCGCGATGGCAAGCACAGGTATGAGCACATTTAAGAATAACCGCTACACCTTGATTACCAGTACAGAGTTGATCAATTGCTTGATGAATCTGAACAGTTAAACCTTCTTGGATTTGAGGGCGACGAGCATAATGCTCTACAATACGATTAAGCTTAGATAAGCCAATTACTTGACCGTTTTTATCGGGAATATAGGCTACGTGCGCTACACCGGTAAATGCTAAGTGATGATGAGAGCACATAGACACGACAGGTATGTTCATTTGACTAACAATACCATCATAACCGTCTGATGGGAATGTAGTAATCTTAGGTGGGCCTTCATAACAGCCTTTAATAAGGTCACATACATAAGCCTTAGCTACTCGACGTGGTGTATCGGCACTATTAACGTCGTTACGCCAATCAATACGTAGAGCATCTAGAAAGGTTGAATACGCTTCTGCAGCTTTATCAATAATTGCTTTCCTATCTTCATCTGTAGTAATCATACTACTATTAGCAGTAGGAAGGGTTGGGTGTTTAATTTCGTTTGACATATTGAAAGACTTTATAGGCTTAAACAGTTCGCCCGTTGTATAACTCTGATTTGTTGTTGATTCCATATTTTACTAAATAGCTTATTATAACCTCGATTGAGTCGGTTTTCAACTTAAACTTTTCAGGAATAAATTGTCCGCCATCATATAATTCAAAATAGTTTTCACCGAAATTTTTATCGTTGTTGTAACAGGTGCAAATAACCGATGCACCGTGTGGGTCTATCATAACTGTCCAGCTACGAGGATCTGCTTCACTATACTCATCAAATAGTCTATAGACTAGATAGCCTGAGTCTTTAAGCCTTTTAATAAAGTAGCTTTGTGTTGTTATCTTATTGGCCATTATTTAACTAATCCTGAGATTACAAAAGTAAAATCAGTCTCTTCAGTCGGCTTAACGTAGAAAGACATTACTTTAAACTTTAAGTTGATACCTACTCTAGCTGAATCAAACTTTACCCCGGTTAATATACGAAATATATCGAGATTAAACGGAATAACTTGATTAAATGGTTGGCCTTCTACATTATCAGCTACTTTTAGGCTAATATTATCTGTATTGCTCTTTTCTTTATCTCCTAACTCACAATACACTCCATCTGTTTGACCGTAAAGATAAATCTTGTTAGTATCTGTAGTAAATGAACTAGCCTTTAATATTTCCTGTAGTTTTTTAATATCAATATTAAAGAATGTATCGCTAGTAAGAGATTCAATTTTATCTCTCTTAAGAGTAACTTTAGGTACTACAGAATCATCTAAGAAGTGATATTTAAACTGTAGTTTATCGGTTTTATAATAAAGATGATTAGATTCAATCTTAAACGTAAGCTCGTCTTCGTCAATACAATCTATCACTCTGAGTAGTTTTTTAACATCCCCAATATTAAGAGTAATTTCCTGATCTACATTGAATGCTTTGCTGTACTTTGCTAATAGAATAATACTTGTATCAGGCTTATTACAGACAGCGTATAAGCCATCCTTATTAAGCTTAATAGACACAATATCTATAGCTTTACCTATAACACTTAAAAAGTTATCGGCAAAATCTTTCTTAACGAGCTTAAGTTCCATTTGTTATCTTCGGTTTTTTTTTATTATTAGAGTCAATTAACTGATTTACTTTATCGGTTAATATGTTAACCTTGTTCTCTAATTTATCAATAGCATTTATAATATCTTCGTAACGAGTTTGTTTATTTAAATCGAACTCAAGTTGATTAGGGTCTACGTATGGTTGTTCAAAAGCCTGTACTTGTTGTACAGGCGGTGCAATAAACTGTAACTCAGGTTGAGGTACAGATTGAACAACAGGTTGAACATTTAATGGTTGTTGAGGTGGTGGTGTCGGTCTCTGAGGTGCTACCTGCTGACCTTTAAATCCTGTACGAGGTAAAATATGAGAAGGCATAAGCTTGCTCATATCTACGTCTGTAACTTTTAGTCCACCACCAACCTCAGCAGATTGTTTCTTTAAACCGTTAAGGTCGTTTTGTATTACTTTACCGAGCATAGCTGCAATAACAAGCTCTTCGTTACCTACTTGACTAGTAGATACGGCAAGTCTTTGAAGCTCTGCTTCGTTATAAGGTCTACCCTGCTGAGGTTGTTGTGGATTAGCCATTATAGATTATCTAAACCGTTTAAGATATCTAAAACCTTATCGTCATTAGTTGCTGTAGCTTCTACTTTAGCTGTAGGTTTTGCTGCAGCTTTAGGTGCTGGAGTATTGTACGGAACATCTTCTTCCTCTTCTACTACAGGAGCTGCAACAGGAGCTGCTTCAGCATTACCATAATAATGTTGATCGATAAACGCTTTGATTTCTTCGTTAGTTTTACGATCTACGAAAGTATTAAGATCATAAATGCTATTATAAGTTTCTTGAATCTTGTCTTCATCTAAACCTTCAATAGCTGCTGCATTTAAGAACTTAGAAGCTGTATAAGTTGGGTACTTTGGTGCACCTGGCTTATCAGATACTAACTCTACCTTAATACGAAGACTGCAGCCGTCTGGCCCTAGATCGAAAATCTTAGCACCAAACTCTTCTGCATCGTCACCGTTGATAGCAGATTGAATAATCTTATCTAATTGCTTACCGTAACGTAATACTTTAATAGTACCGTTGTTTTCTGGCTTCTTAGGATCGTTTACAACGTAAACATTTACTAACCAGTTTTCTTTACGGCGTAAGTTTGCTTTAGCACGTTCTTTCTCTGCATCTGAACCGTCACGAAGCACCTTAAAGTACAATTCACTTACCGGACAACGATCACCCCAGGTAGAAGGAGAAGTAATGCTAGCATACTGACCAGTAGCGATACTATTCCAACCGTGATGATAGTAATGAAGAATTGTTTCTTCTGGATTCTTGATATTAGGTAAAAGCCTTACAGTATAAGGTTTTTCACCAGGTTCTAGTTGTAGTAAATTACGGTAAGCTGAACTGCCACCGGTTTTTGTTTTAGCTTTGTCTAGAGCATTTTTAATGCTTTCGAACATATTTGAGTTATAAGGTTTCATAATTTTTTATGATATGTTATATTAGTATGGTTTTAATTTTTATCAAGCGAAAGTTCATTTATTCTTTTAAATGCTTCAGTTATTATTTTCTTAGCTCTATTGGAATTGTTTAATCGCATTTTGAATTTAACAATATCGTTTGCTACTGTCTTGAGATAGATTTCTTTATCTTGTATTTGCATACTGTTAAACATAGCGTCAAATCCTGGCAATGATAGTAATACGTATAGATTTAAATGCTTGTTCCTGTAATCCTCTATACATTTCCAGGTATACCCGTTTTTTAAGTTACTATACTGATTTAAAGTAATTTTTTCGTTAATACAGGTTGTTGCAAGGTATTTTAACGATTCAAGAATATGTTTAATGTGGCCATCAGTATCGGGTAGTTCTTCGGCCCTTTGTTTTTGTAACAAAGAGTAACAAGCGATGGCTTTTTGCGTGAGGTAGAAGTTGAGCGAGAAGTGTTCTTCGTCTTTGTAGATGACATAAGGTGCAAGTAAAAAATCTTTAATATTAATTTCAGGGAAACGTTTAAAAAACATATCTAAACGCGTACAAAGTATTCCATCTGGTGTCTTATCGAAACCTTCGAAATCTTTACGTGCTTTCCAGGGCTTGTTCATATGCCCTCTAGATACGCTTAAGAATGTATTGTAAACTTGTTCTATGCTCATTAAAGAGCTATGATTTTAATATCTTTCTCACAACTTTGCTACGGCAAAGATTGGAATTATACTTAAGAAACAGCAATATTGCTTCTCTTTCACTATCAGTATCAGTTAATTCCATAAAAATCTTACGATACAACTTATTTTTGACTATTAATGAAAATATGGTGACGTTGTTAAGTTTTTTATTATAAATCACCGAACAAAATGACCCGAACTTGATAAGTTCAATTTCAAGCTCATCTCTAGCCATTTGGCTTAGAGGGTTTTCTAAAACCGCTTCCTGTAAAGCTCCTACTATGCCAGACATATATTATTTTAGTGGCGTGAGTAGTTTGGTGAAATTTAGAAACGCTTCTGTTACTTTTCCACCCGCTGCGTATTCGTGACCTCCCCCATCACATAATTTTGCAGCTAACTTTGATAAGTCTACTTCACATTTTTTATTTTTGCGAAACGATACGTGGGAGTTATCCGAGTTGACAAAGAATACAATGTCAGCTGGGTGGGTGTTAATTATATGATCGCAAATTTCGTTAACAAATTTATTTCCGTGAGTGCCATATACTACACGCTCTTTTCCTGCTACAGATACGGTACCATTAAAGATTTGTAATTCTGATATAGCTTTATTTTTACGGTCTACAAATTCCTTTATTATAGCTTTTTCTTGTTTAGTAAAAGGTATGAAACCGTCAAAGTACTTTTCTAAGAATATTTCAGCACGTTGCTTCGTATTAATTTTTTGAGTATTAGTATAAAGACAGTTTAATTCATACGATTCTGGCAATTTAAATTGATAGCAATCATAATCATCTGCTAATGCTATATAATACTTCTGTTCGGGTTTTAGTTTTACTTTGTCTTTATACGTGTTGTATAATAGTTTTGCACAGCTAGTTGTCTCTACGACATTTACTTTAGCGTTTTTATATGCATTTAAAACTTTAACGTGAGTGAGATGGTGATCAATTATTTCTACATTTTTTCTATCAACCAGATCAGAATGCTTAGCAACATCTAAATCTAGTATATAAATTTTGTCGAAATCGTTAGAATTGTTTTGATCTAACCAGGTCAAAAACTCTCTACGGAAGTTTGATACAGTAGTGGTTTTGAACGCAAGTTGTCCGGGTTTGGCGCCAAGAGCCCAATGTAACATTGTTAACGAGGCAACCCCGTCTAAATCAAAGTCGGTAAAAACGTATATCTTGTTAAAGCTCACTATAATCTATTTAAACTACCGGCTTATATTTTCCAGCTTATTTTCTAAGTCCATTACTTCATCTAAACCACTACCGGATTTATTACCAGTTAATCCGACATAACCCTTGTCTTCAGTTAACGATAATGTAGTATAATCAATACGCATTGCAGTAGCAGAGTGCTTTGGACCTAAACGATTCTTTACGCCTGCTAGCTTAATAACTCCGAGCTCTTGATCACCTTCTTCTTGATAGATAGCCCAAACCACGTCTGCAGTAAACGCTACACCTAAAGATTCAGATACTGTGTCTAAGCTTGGTTTCTCCATACCTTCACGGTTGGTTTGAATAGCACTAACTACAGGCATATTGAAGAAGTATGATAGAGCTCTTAGTTCTTCAGCGGCTACTTTACCTTGTTCATAGGAATTCTCACCTTGTGATGCCTTTATTAGTCCAAGATAGTCTATAACGAGTATATCCGGTTTTATCCCAGCCTTTACTAAAGACTCAAGATAGGCCTTAATACCTGATACAGTAATGGATTTCGGTGGGAATTCCTTTATGATTAACTTACGTTTATGGGTATCTACTACACCTTTAAAGTAAGCATCTAATGAAGATACCTGATCTTGAATACCGTTAATAGGGATTTTAGAAAGATGACTACTAATACGTTTAGCATACATCATTTCAGGCATTTCTAAAGATATAAGAACTGTAGTTAAACCTTTATTAGCCATATTAGCTGCTACGTTACCTAGAAAGATAGACTTACCTACATTGGTTGGTCCTAAGAACAAATAGAGTGCTCTACCGTTTTTAGCTAAACCACCACCTATCTTGTCATCAATAAACCCCCAACCAGTAGGTAGTACTTCACTCTTTGTACCTAACTCTGTAATAATCTTTTCATAATCACCGAAAAAGTCTAAACCAATATCACTTGTTAAAGCTATATTACAAGCCTTTTCAAACATTGATAAGAACTTAGGGTAATCAGCTTTTTCTTTAGATACGTCATCTACTATCTTTAATACAGTATTGTATACAGCTTTTTCTTTAAAGAATTGTTCTGTATTTGCGATAAGCTCATCCATATTGAGAGCAGTATCGTATTGCTTATATGTTGTTACCGTGTCCTTAAATAGTTTTAGATCTTCTTCTTTACTGAGATAGGTTTTAATCTCAGTAATAGTAGGTAAAGCTTTACGTTTAACATAGAAGTCTTTAATAATACCCACAACAAGCTTATTACCAGGGTTCTTAAAGTTCTCTGGTGCTAAATGATCTAATACTAAAGAAGTATAGTAAGCATTAGTTAAACATTGACAAGCTACAATGTTTTCAAAGAAATCGCTATTAACTTGAAGAGAGTTTTTCTTCATTCGTGTATTATATACTGTAAATTAAAAAAGCTAAGGTTTCCCTTAGCTTTTCTTTTTATTCTTTTGTAAGCTCTTCAGCTTCGTCTAGAACCGGGTTACTTGACCCGTACCCGACTTTCTCTTTAAGAGTCTGTTCAAGTACCGGCAGTACCTTATTATCCCAAAATTCGGTATCATTTTCCCAAGTCTTTCTATAACCGATTTTTTCTCCATTGAACTGGAACGTAGAACCGGTTTGCTGAATAACTCCAAACGCTACCGCCATATCAGCTAAGCCAGCATAACGGCTTAAACCAGTACGGAAGTTATTATACAATTCTGCTTTTAAGAAAGCAGGTACAAAGCGGTTTTTAACTGTCATTGCTGACAATGTGACCCCGCTTACGTTATGAGCTACTGCGATTGATTCTTGTCCTTCGTTTTTATCAATCTTCTCGTTTCGAGTCGCAAGCTGAACCAACAAAGAAGCAAGATAAATAGGGCCAGAGCCACCGGACTGCTTTTTAACCAATTCAGGATAGAGTGAAGTTGGGTTGTCATAAATGTGATTAGTAAAAAGAATAGGCACACGAGCCTTAGCTGCTTTGAAAGTTAAAGCACGCATCATAGATTTCATTGCTTTAGCCTTTGTACCCATATCTGCTGCATCCTTACCTTCAGTAACGTCGCGAAGCTCTTTAGCACTTGCTAAGTTACCAAGACTATCAATAGCAATAATAACTTTTAAATTAGGGTCATTAGCTGCAATAATCTTATCTAAGAATGTAGCAATTTGGTTACGACAATCTTCTACTGTTTCTACAGGATAGTACTTTAAGCGTTTAGGATCAATACCAACACCTTCAGCAGATTGTTTATCTACTGCTGCTTCCGTGTCCCAGACAGCAGCGAAGTAACCTTTCTTTTGTGCGTTAGCAATGATCTTATTAACAATAAGCGTCTTACCTGCACCGGAAGGACCACTAAAGCCAGTTACACGGCCTACTGGAATACCTTTGTATAAAGAACCAGAGAAGATAGCATTAAGAGCATATGAACCCGTATCGATCCAGTCACCTACAATAGAAAGAGAATTATCATCTGAAAGCAGAGATGCATCTGCATTTAGTGCATCTACTGCCTCAAAGATATCTTTCATTGAAGAGGCTTTTGTCTCTTCGTTGTTAGATTTTTTTACCATATATTTTATTCGTCAAATAACTTAACTACAGGTGTATTAGAGTCAGTTGTTGGTGCAACTAAACTAGTCTGAAACATTTGAGTGTACTGTGATAATAAATTTGCTTCAACCTGTGCATCACTAATTACAATACTGTTTTTAGAAAATGTCCAGTTTGGAAATACATCTCGGTTTGCAGCAAACTCTCTAAAAAATAGAGGATATAGCTGTACAGATAGTTTCTTATCTTGTGTAGGTGACACGTTTAAAATAACTGGTTTAGTTACTGTAATAGTATTGTCATCATCTTTTACAAGAGTAGCAACAATAGTGCGTTGAATACCATCTAAGAATACAATGAGTTGATCTTGGTTCATACGTTTATATTAATATAGTTTTTGTTTTAATCAAGGTTATTGACGAGGAAACTTAAAATAAGGATGTTTTGCATTAATAAGGTTCTTATCAAGAAGCTTTTTATGGGTAGCACGAGTTGGTACTATATCCCAACCACCACGACGTGCATAAAAACCAGTTACTAGCAGTTCTTCAGGAGTTAATAAGTCATATAACCTCTTAAAAGCGCATTCAACTATCTCCTCGTGGAAGTGACATTCATTACGGAATGATACGATCCATTCTAATAAAGACTTTTCTGTAACAGCTTTAGGTCCTTTATAGTAAATAAAAATATCGCCTGAATCTGGTTGCTTTGTAATCTTACAATTAGAGCGTAGTAAAGTACTCATACAACGATATGTAGTATCAGTAATTTGATCGTTTACTTGTAGTAGTTTTGCATCTTCGTTAAATACATTAAAGCTGATCTTCTCTGCACCTTTAATCTTTTCTAGTGCTGGCCAGGTCTCTTCATTATAGGTATTATACCAATCCTGACGATCTTCTTCAGTGTTAGGGTCTACTACTTGAGAGAATAGCTCTACCTTAACGTCTGTTTCTAATAATAAAGACAAGTCTTTAGAAGCTGTTTGCTTAATATTCTTAAGCACTTCTTTAGTATTTTTACCCATTTTTTGCATATTAAATGAGTTCCAATAAAGCTTCATTGACTTAGACTCTACAATGAAATCATTCTCAGCAGAATAAACTACTTTAGCAACACAAGTAACAGGTAAACCGTTATCTGTTAATGCACTACATTCATAACCGTTCCAAATATCATAACCTACAAAAGGTAAGAAACCGTTCTTAAGATCAAGATAGGTACGGTTACGTTGGCGCTCTTCACGCACCAAAATCTCTGGTGTGTAAGTGGTAGGAGAGTCAACTCTCTGACCAAGTACTTTGTCAATATTATTAGTATTATAGCTCATTGGTGAAATCTTTCTTTATCTCTGTAATTACTTTATTAGTTCTTTCTTCTACTGTACCTGATACATAAACAAGTTTATCAGTAGGCATTGAAAAATGCTTTAAGTAAAAATCAAACTGTTTTACAACTCCGTCAAAAAACTCTTTACCTGTACTTCTCTCTCCATCATCTTTGATATCAAGTTCGGGTACAACATAAAAAATCTTATCGTATACCTTTAATAGTTCTTCGTAAACTGATAAAGCTGCTTGATATACATCCTTATTAACCTGTCCTTTTTCATAAAAATAAGTAGTATATGCAATACCATCTAAAGCACCTCTATCTAAGATCCAGTTACCTGGAGTTAAACCATACTCTAAATGTCTAGCCATTACCAAGTATTGAGTTAAAGAAGTACCACCTTCATTGATAGGTACATTTAAGTCTTTAAGACCTCTAGTTAAGTTAGTTCTAAAAGAAAAATGATTATCATCTAAAAACGATTCATTCTTTAGAGCTTTTACTAACGTAGTCTTACCTTGTGAATGAGCACCGCAAATAGCAGCCTTATAGTTTGTTCTCATAGTTTATTATTTAATAGGCTTTTGCGCATAAAGCCAACCCAATTTTCAATAGCTAGCTTATGCAATCTTACAATGTAATCGTTTAGACTATCAAACTCTTTATAGATACTCTCACTATAAAACTCCTTCTCGGACACAACTTTACCAGCATCTACTTCTGGTATTACTTCGTGTACAACGTGTCCGTGCAATTTATACGGCTTTTCGAAATGCTTATACCATACCTTAGCTTGAGGGTCTTTACCTTTTAGCTCAGGAAACTTAGTTATAAGACCTGGATGCCCGTTGTATATCTTAAATCTACCGCATATTTCTGGTGGTAGTATACGAAGATAACCGTGAAGAGTTATTACATCAGCATTTCTAATAGCCTCTCTATATTCTTCTACTGTTGGTTTCTTCGGTAGAAATATAAAACGATCAAAACACCTCTCTAGAAGATCAGGATTAATTTTATCCATTTCTTCAAAGCTTTTGTTAGTTATAATTGCATCCGGAAACCTACCGATATTTTTAGATATCTCGTATATCTCAGATCCACTCTGAGAGAAAAATGCTTTCCAGGTTAAGGTACGTTTCATATGTTTAGACGGTAACCTATTGTATTATCACTAAAGAAAATTACAAGTGTAAAGTCAACAATACCGTGTTTTATTAGGTAAGGTTTAACGTCTGCAAGTTCTCTTACCGGGAGTTCTTGATTACGAACACAATCCCAAAAACAATAATCCCTAATAGAAACATTATTTGCCAGGTAGTGGGGATAATTAGCATATACAGAGTTGGTTATGGCTTCTAATGTTGTCATCCATTAACGTAATTTCTAAACTCAATTAAATTATTTGCAATAATTCTCTCTTGTATTTCATCTGGTACTACATCTAAAAGGTCTACAAGTTTGGTAGATTCTTTCTTCCAGTTACCTATTGCGTGAGAATATCTCACTCTTTTAATACCGTGTACAATAGGAGAAGAGGTGTCTAGTGTTTCTATCCAACTATATTCAGGTCCTTGATAGAAACTAAACTCTCTTGGATGTGCACAACCTAATAAATGATGAGGTTTGTCTTTATTAATAATACCATCATTCATTAATTGAGTCATTGTCATTACTCTACCCATCATATAGGATACCCACTTATTAGGATGAGGGAATGCTTTAAGATAATAAGAGTAGTCAAATGAAATAGCTAGTTTATCTACACCGATTTCTTGGTCTAAAGCTACATAACACTTAACTAGCTCAGCATAAGTTTTACCTTGTACAACACCAATGGTTTTAGCACTACTAACAAAGTCCCAATCGTGCCATAGACATTTCTTAGCTGAATCAATAGTGCCTTGACAGTCTTCTAATACATCTGGTATAATGTATTCAGTAGGATT